GAGCTGGAACAACAGGTTAAAAATAAAAGAGCAATGCTCAAGGCCGTGGCAGATACAGAAATTACCTGGCGTCAGGATGCTGTTGATGCTGATATTGCCTCTGATGTGGAAAAAGCAGATTTGGCCGCATGGAAAAAATACCGCGTCATGCTGATGCGAGTTGATACATCAAAACCAGAGTGGCCTGAAAAACCAGAATAGGAACCTTTGATAGAATCTCTTTACGGCCTCAAGTGTGAGGCCGTTTTTTCATGCTGCAATTTCCTTCTTTGCACCTTTATGATGCACTTCCCACAGCGTTATTCCGATTGAATCGCAAAATTCACCCAGATGATTGAGTCCTGACCACTCACGAATCCCGCCTCTCGCAGCTTCAACAAATATTGCAGCATCAGCAGAGCGGTGAACACCGAATAAACTCCATCGACCTGAATCCCCCCTTACAGCCACCACTCTTGTGAAAATTCCATTCGCGTAGAACTCTTTGAACATGGGCTTTTTGCGTGTTGTCATTTTCATAAAAGACAAATCCCCGAAATGTTAGTAACAAAGCGGGGATATGTTTGCACAAATTAACGGAATGACTTTTTTAATTTTGAGCGGTCAAGTTGCCTGTGCGATATCACGCGCTGACGGCAACGGGTTGCTGTACACCATGCCGCTGATAATCGGCGCGGTATTCATCTGCGTTTCATTTTTGCGCTTAAGCGTCACTGATAATGCGCGGCTTGTCTCCTGACTCGTTAATGGCTGCGTTGAAAGCAGGATAATAGTCAGCGGAATCACCACCAGCCCGGAATGCTCCAGAAAGCGACGCTTGCCACCCAATTTATATACGGGCGTCACCCCGGATACTGTCAACCCAAAGAAGCTTGCTGGCGCTGTATCCGTGGCTGTTTTTGCCGGACAAAAAATAACAGCTTTATCGAAACCAGTAACAGTAAGCTGTAATGCCAATAAATCAGGCGGTGTTAGGCTTGGCGCATTCTCACCGTGAAATATCTCTAAATCGCACACAACACGCTGTAAGGGGTTCTGAAACTTAAGCGACCATTGCCCCGCCAACAACCCTCCAAACATGTCTATGGTGTGCTGTGGGTATGGAATACCGTTAATCGGTGCAGCACTCCCCCTAACCTCTGCTGGCAACACCCAATCTGGCACCACCGCTGCGTCATTAATCACTGCTTTATCAAGGTCGGATATAGCAACCAGTTCGTCCTGTGTTAATGCCATTACTTACCCTTAGCCGTCAAAATACGGTCAATGTTAGCTGCCTGTTCATACAGGTCATTGAAGATATAATTTAGCTCTGCCACCTCTACCGGATCGCCACGCACCAGCACGCCAGCACCATCAATATAAGTTGGTTTAAATCCATTTGTTTGCGTGGTGGTCGATGGCTGTTTTTTACTGGCATATGCAGTACCACTAACAGGGTAAGTGCTGTCGATATGCGCAAAGCTATTCATGGCTTATTCGCCCTGGTTAGCAAGTCCTGATATTTTTTGTACAAGTCATTAAGAATGAAATTCATCACCTGCGCACTGATGCCATCGCCGAACGCCAGATTACCCTGAGCATCAAAATAGGTGGGCGCAAAGCCAGTAGCCTGTAATTCTTGTGAAGGCTCCTGCTTATTTGGGACATCAGCCCCACCTTGCCCGTTGTATGTTTTGTCAGTATTGGCCCAACTATCCATTTATCACCTTCATTTGCTTAACAGTTACGAGCGTATTAAAAGGCTCAATCATCTCAATACCTTGCTGGGTTTTGGTTCCAGTAATGCGCGTTAGTAGGGATTGATTCCCCGTGACACGAATCCCCTTTGTTGCTGTTGCCATAACTGTTTTTTGGGTTCTTTCATACTTAATACCGCCCCAGACGCAAGGGAAAGCATTACCGGGAAACATGGGGGCATGATGGGTTAACGTGGTATTTGGTGAAGTGGCTGCACTGTAAATATCACCAGCGAATGCAGATGAAACCAGTGATTCTGGTAATTCGATATCAGGAGCTATAGCCCCACATTGCACAAATATGGTACGAAATGGAACACGGTTAAACGCCGCCCCCACTGCGCCAGTGGTCAGCCCGACTTTATCCAGCGTTAACCAGGTGAGGCTGTAAACCTGCCGCATAAAAGCGCCAATACTTGGGCGAGATTGCGCTGAAACAGACTGATTGCCCATTTCCTGCTGCAATGCGCTCCTGTAACTATCATCGTCACGACCATCACGCTTAACACTGAACTGCTCGCCCCATGCATCGAGCAACACACCTTTTGAATCAGAGAGCGAATAGCCCGTTTTGAGGAAATTTATTGCAGATACCATATCCGCATTGCTGGATTTCAGCCCGGCAACAAGGTCAATATTGCGCTGTTTGCGCACTTTTGATGTGAATCTTTCCTTAGCCAACGTTTCAGGGCTTTTGATTACCGGATCCATCATGACACCTCTACAGAGTTTGCGTCTGTCACAGCAATAATCCCACTACCAACAGATACTTTATTACCCGTTGGTGACGCTGCCGTGCCTACTTTTACGGAAACATCTGTCAGCGTTGAAAATGCGGTTAGCAAACGAGCGTATATTTGCCCGGAAAAAACATCACGCCCCACTTCCAATTGCGAAAAATATGCAGCGATGGTGTTTTTTGCCACGCTTACAAAATCCGCTGGCTGACCTGTGGTTTCTGCATCCCATGCAGCCCCCGAAACGGATACATATACAAGCTGGAAACTTTGACGGCTAAAGTGAACAGTTTCGGTTATCGCTCCATCCGTGGCAGTACCAGAAATATCACCGTAAAAACCACATTCAGCCGATGCAGCATCATAAATAGCCTGAGCTATGGCATTGTCCGAACCACCTGCCACAAACACCTGTATGGATTTTCCTGGTATACCTGCTGCGTTAGTTGCGAACCCTCTATTCACTTCAACGGAAGCGTAAGTTACACCGCTAACAGCCAGCACCGCATTCCTGACACCTGGACGCGACGAACTGATATTTACACGCCCCGCTGCCGCTGCTGCTTGAATTCGTTCACGGTATGGCTCGTCATCTTCAATCAGAAAACCTTTCAGGCCATTTGATAACACCAGAATGTCATCAGTAGCGACATAGCCAAACAGGACAGACGGAAACTCAGTATCACTTTGATACCAGGCTGTTGCAGGTATACCAGCACGCACTATCTCAAATACATCATCAGCAAAAGAGAACTGTGCCTGAGAGCGACCGTCTGCAACATAGAGCATAGGGCCGTAGGCAGTGCTGTAGGTTGTCAGCGATGATTCTCGCGTCGTTATGTCGGCATGTAGACGCGTGATTATGGAATCGGACGTATCCCCAGTCTGATACTGCGTTGAATAGGGCTTGCCAGATATCGTGATGGTAAAAGTATTGCCTGATGTAATGGCTGCTGGCTTTACCTTAAGCACATACCCTGCCGCTGTTTTGCCATTCTCCTTAATGTCGTTATTCGGCGACCAATCGCCACCACTGCCCGTTATGGTGAACGTATCACCTGAACTTATCGTTTGATGTGGCTGCAAAAGGTAAATGACGTAAGCAGAAGATCGCGTTAATCCGTGACGAGGTAAATTGAAACGCTCACCCATCCCGTCGAGTTGCGCACCCGCGCCCATTGAGATAAAGAATCCGGCAAACACCCACCCTATAGCCTCAATGATGTTCAAATCATCTTCCGCGACAATGGCGATAGTCTGCCCTATTAACGAGTCACCATCCGGGCTAACATCACCTAGGGCACCCTTTAATTTTTCATATTTATCACCGCGCAACTCCGGCAATCTGGCACCATGCCATCCACTTGAATTAACTAATTCCACTAGTTACCTCCGCGCTTTCTGGGCCAACGTAAATGGTAAAGAGGATCGCGTAATCACCCTTAACGTCATTGATATTGGTTGTTTTGGCATCAGTTACGCCTACAGTTCGTCGCGCCTCGGCGTTAATCATGTTGGAAACGATTGATGCTGGGAGTTTTGACGCAAGAATGCCAGACAGCCACGGCAAACCCTGCGTTTCATCAAGCCACCATTCACCGCGATTGGTGGAAACGCGGATTTCAGCTTGCTGCGCAATACCATCCAGACCACCATCCAGCACAAAATCACCATTGCGCATAAGCACGCCGTCATCATCCTGCATTATGTCCAGCATCAGTAATTCATCCCCTCGACCTTCGCCAACTCTTTAACCATCACTAGACATTGCCCTGAGCCAATTTTCATCACGCTTTCAACCTCACCAACTGGCAAGTGACGACGCCCACGGCAAGTGGGCATGACAAGGGTTAATTTATCGCCGGGCTTTGGAATCTCTCTGGACATAAATTTGCCCGTTAGCCCATCCAGATACTGCTTGGTTGAGATATTCATTCGCTGTGTAACCATCTTTCGACGTGAACAACAGTCACCGCAGCATCCAGTGATTCAATATCCAGTAAATCATCAAGGTCAAAACCCTCACCAGCATCATTGAGCATTTGCGCCATAGCAGCCTGATGCGGCAATTCAAAAGCCAACTCATTGTAAAACGGCAGGTATTGGTCTTTGCTCTCTCTGCAAGTGGCAAGCACCATAGATAACGGTGCGTTAATCAAAGCGATGCATTCAACCTTGTCTACAACCAATCCTGTACGCTCGGTGACGTTAATGACTTCACCTTGGCTTATGCTGGTGGTGTAATCACCAGCCATCAGAAAGCCACCGTTCATAAGCGCAATTTGTGCCGCCTGGTCATTTAATTTCATGGTTTATTTCCTACTGTGGCGGGCCCGTTGGTTTACCGTCGCCCTGTTCTATATGTGTGTGTGATTTACCGGATTTTCCGGCACTGATGTGGTCAGCCGCTTCGCTGGTTCCTGTTACAGAAACATTGCCTCCGAATGAGGCATTACCACCACCGCCAGCGCCTTGTGTGATGGCGCCAGTTAGCGTTAAATCTCCATTTATCGTGGTCATTGGCGCGGTCACATCTACGCCACCGGGGGCAATCAAAGAAGCCTTATCACCTTCCATTTTCAGCACGGCACCGCCGCCCGTTGCGGCCTTGATGTGGTTGTCATCCCATTCAATAAAGGCGCTACCACTGAATACGCGAAGTCCAGCACCATCAGGCATCTGATGAATTGCCTTGTCTGAAAATCCGCAGAATGCAACACCGCCTGATATGGTTTTATGGTCTGGTTCATCCCCATCACCGTGCGAAAGCGCAACCAACAGGCATTCATCTCCGGGCTTAACACGACCGCTAATACCTGATTTACCTTCATCCCAGACCAAAGAAACAAGACGAACGCCCTCAACAAGTGGGTATTCGATTGGTTCTGGGTTATCACCAAAGGTGCGCTTCGGAAGTGGCTGAACTGTGGCGCGACCAGCCTTAACAGAGACAATCTTTGCCTCGAGTGCGAACAGCGCCGAATTAAGCGATTGCTCAACAATGGCTGCAATCTGACTGCCCGCCCTCATGCAATCACCCCTTCCCATGAAGTTGTCCATGTCTGGCGGTCACGCGTGCTGAATTTGTGGGATATCTTTTTAACGATAATCATCCATCCTTCGCCCATTGACGGGGATGAAAGCTCTACTTGTTCGCCAATATCCACACCACCACGCAATAACGAATCCCAAGTGATTGCTTCAATAACCCCCATTTGGCGGCGTGCGCCTTTTGAATAATCAACTTGCGATCCCTTTGGGGGCCATTGGTATGTAGTAATGCTCTTTTCGTGCTTCTTCTGGATTTTCTCTTTTTCGGAAGGGTTCTTTTTCTTCGTGCGCTTTGGTGAGTGGATTTTCAGTAAAGGAGCACCCAGCAAACCGGAGGTAGGCGAAAACATCGCTGCACCAGAAACAATGGAGTCACCAGCAGTAACAAGCACTGATTGATATTGAAGTGACCAGTTAGCATCAACCGGGCGACACAGGCTTGTGAGAACGTCACGCGACAATGCCGCTGCGCTGATGTTTTTCGTAAGCGTTAATCCGGCAGCGGCTTTTGATACCTGACAACCCAATCCCATATCGGAGGCAACTAGCGCGGCAGCTTCTTTTAATGACTGCCCTTTTTTGAACGTGCGAGATGTGACACTGGCGCGGAAAGGAATCAACGCCTCGTATAGCTTTAGCTTTAGCCCATAAACTTCATTGGGCTTGATGGTCACAGCGCTTATTAGCTCACCCTGAAACAGGGTAAACATTCCTTCATCTATATAGCCAGCCGCTACACTGACCGTTGAGCCTGCCTGTGCAATGGCGTTTTGCGTCTGCGCCGTCAAACCCCAAAGCGTCAGGTCTGCTTCATTGGGTTCTTTTTCATCGTCTCGAACAGACGAAAAATCAACGTCCACGTCTGTTATGTGGATCGTCTCTCCATCTGTGCAGTTAATGGTTATCTCAAACTGGCGACCATAAGCCATAAATTCACCTCCCGTTATAAAGGTGATTTAAAGGCATCGGTCATTCTATTTACAGAAATGCTGCAAGCGGTAACGTGTCACTATTTAGTGCAAGGTTAAATCTGTGGATAAAGTAGCGCTAATAACCTACCTGCATGATTTTGGTTAGTGGTCAATATCACCTCTAAGCCGCATCGAGACTGATAACTAATGTGGATAACAATTATCGTGCCAATAGAAATGTATCTTCTTTGTGATATTTGTTGCGGGCTGCATATCGCAATTTCAAATGTAACAGAGACACGTTAGACGAATGGTCAAATATTTGACCATTTAATTTTTAAGCAAAATAATGATTACCCCTTACCGACTGCGGCATGAAACAACCCCGGCTAAATTAAAACTCTCAGCCCCCGATCTCTTACGTTAGCTTTCACTTCCACCGCTATTTAAAAATATGGCGTGTCAATACGTTGCAAATACTGGTCAGATGAGTGTATAGAAACATTTCCGGTAAAAAGGAAGGCTGCTATCACCGCAATCAAGCACATCCATTTGATTTCTCTTGATTATTTAGATGATGGCTTTGTCCGGCTTTGTTTCCGTCTGAAACATAAATTCATAAAATGGCATTTAATGGTCTAACCTCACCCTATTCTGGTCTATTTTTTTTACGTGTCCAACCTTATATATCCGTTTGCCTCACTTACGCATCCCATTGAGTTCGTTGGATAAATCCACCCTCTTATTTTTTTAATTTCTCATGACGGCAAAACGCAAGGTATTGACGTTAAAAAACGACCAACTTATGATTACAAATTAACCAAAATAATTAACCATATGATTTTATTGGATTAAATAAATATCAGCATTATTTGTTGGTAATTTGACATTTGTCACACACAACCATATTTATTTATGTTCCTCAAATAATTATCCACAAACAGTAATTTAACTAATCTTTTAACATTTTTAACCTACTTCCTGTTGCCGTTATGTTAATTGAATTTTAACCATTTTTTTACATGGTTTGAGTCGGGCCAGATTTCAGGTATAAAAAAACCCGGCATTTGCCGGGTTGGTTCTTTTACTGGTTTGCTACGCCATGCTTCCAAATGCAGACTCAATCTCTGACGGACTTAATGAGGCTATATCATTATAAAGCCTTTCCGCTTCGCCTGGTGACTTCCTGAAACCCATTGTGACGCTGTCATTTGTTTTACTAATCATCTCTACACGGTAAATAAACGGCATATCTCTCATGCTGGTTCGTAGCTGTAGTGATTTAAATAAACATCCCTTCGGGTACTTCTTTTGATGCATTACCGCGTTATCTTTTATTACTGACTCTGCCATTATTTCACCTGTAAATATTCTTCTATTGAGTTTGTTAAAGCTTTTCTCATTGCTGAATAAGGTGGTGTTTGCAAATAAACACTCGGAACATCTTTAACTGCATGGTTGAGTATTAATTCTGTTGCAAGATAATCCTCACCACGTATAGCGGCGCACGTTCTAAATAATTTACGCATATCGTGGCAGCGCCATTTAATCCCAGCGCGTGAGATGGTAGTTACAAGCGTGTTGTATTTAATTTCCGACTCACCTATCACGCTCAGCCACTGCTCAATTAGTGGGATGTATTTAATTGGTATGGGCAATAACAAATCAGAGTGGTTTTTTGTCACACGGTCTGGGATAAATAATCTACCGCTGGATATTAATGATTTAGACGACAGCGACAATGTTTCAGAGGCTCTCAGGCCAAAGCACAGCATCATCCGAACCGTACTACGGTAAGGCTCTCGCAGTGACTCAATTTCATGTACCACGGCGGCATACTCATCCACACTTACGCGCGCTGGTTTGCTCAACGCTTTGTAGCGCTTGATTCGTTTCCCAATCGCTCTGGCAGCGGTACGCATGGCATCCAGCATTCTACCCAGCGAACCCGGCGCGGCAGGTTTAAATTTAATATCAGCATGAATCACCCAGGCAACAACGGCAGCAACACAATCTATGCGCTGGCGAACAGTGGAAGCCGCCAACCCATCATCAATGCATCTGTCTGCATATCGCACCCAAATATCCGAAACGCTGGCAGCGCGAACCCCCAACGACAAAACCGGCTCAAGCATTCGCACGGCATGACGCTCATTGATGATGGTCTTTTCTCGCAAATTTACCGCTTGTGCGCGGCGGTCTACCATTACCAGTAAATCACTTAGCATCACTACCACCATTCAGCACTGCGGCATTCCACGCTAATTGTGTTGAGCTATAAACCATCTTCTGCTCAGCATCTTTAATTCCGCTGAACTCCATAGCAGGCCGCATCACCATTCTGAACCAGGCATCAAAATTTTCAGCGACTATCGGTGCTGGCGGTGCAGCTTCGAGTTCTGAGATTTGGTCACCTGCTGCTATCAGTGTTTCTTCTGTACTACGCAGAGTCTTTTCCAGGTACGCGATGCGCTCATAAGTCTTAGCCTGCTCTGACGCCAACTTATCTGCGCGGAGTCGTTCGTTATCAAAGCTCATACGCCAGTTTTCTCGATCCTTCTGCGCCTGCTCCAGCTCCGCTATCAGTTCCATTACGTCAGAGTCACCGCCGCCGCTGTAGTCATACCACTGCGATTCTTGGTAATGCGTATCGGCAATATCTCGGCCGGGCGCATAGTGCCAGCCGTGTTCATCATCAATTTGACCAGAACAAGCCCACACATTGCCTTCACGCCCGGAGCGTTGCAGAGATAACTGCCCTGCGCATAAACGGCATTTTGGCACTTCTGTAGGGCCGTAACGCTCATTCAATCGAGCAATCAGCGCTTCTATTCCCTTATCCATTGCATCCCTTGATGGTGGGTCGAAAGTATTTTTAGTCATGTTCATGCCCCAAAGCTGATATGCACAAATGAAAACAACCAAAGAATGAACTCAATCACTCCCCAGCCAACCACACCGCAAATAACGGCTAAAACAAGAAACGTTCCAGTGCCTGGCAAATCGTACATTTAAGTTATCCCCTGACAGCTAAAGCTGTGCGGATCGCAATGGCGATATCCGAGTAAAATTTCGAATCTTCATACTGCTGACAGCCAGCCCACTCAAAAATGACGGCGGCAAACTTCATATTGCTGATTACCGTTGATGTGGAATCACTACGAGCATAAAGAGCAACCCATGAGCCGGGTTTAATTACCCTAGAGCGAGTACCACCAAGCGCATGCACCACGCCACGTATAGCGGCAGCGTGGCGCTTTGCTGTGTCCTTACTTACTCCTTCGATTTCACTTCTTTTAGCCACCAACTCCAGCCCGGTATCAATCAAGGTGCTTGAAAGTCTGCGTGATTCTCGTTTGGTCTTAATTTCGCCCATTTGGATCTCCCTTTATTAGCATCCAGATAGTTGAGTTTGGTGTTAAGCGGATTTCCTTAATCAACCCACGCTTTGCCATATTTTTAAGTTTTACCCTCACGTCATATTGCAAAATCGCTTTGTCTGGATGCAGTCGACATAACGCCTCACGAATGAAACTGGTTTGCATTTTTTGTTCTTTTAATCCCGGCACAGCCCAACGCTGAAATGCCGTATAAATATCGCTATCTGTGATGATGTATCGGCGCATAAATCCCCCGCGCTTTTAATTAATTACGGCGGTTAATAGTTTTAATTGGTGAGTATTCTCTTGCTATTCAATTACCGCATTCAGGGAATTGAATGCTTATACGCAATGTGGAGGCAGTTTTAAAAATTAAACCCATTCGAGGTGTTGACTCAAAACCCTCTATTCTTCTTATCGTGGCACGCATTGCCGAAACAAGCTCTGCAAATTCCGTCTTATCCATTCCTAACTCACGGCGCAAATCACCACTGATAAGCAGGTCAGTAATTTGACCAATGGTCATACGTCTTTTTTCAGCAATGACTTGCTTCAATTTTTCTTTAGACAC